CCAAACGTTATTGCAGAGAACCCCTTTTTTGCTAAATTTTTTGTCCCTTCCCATAACTTTCCAGGAAGTTCTTTAGCACCTTCGACCATACCAGATATTTTATCTTTAACCCACCCTCCTGCAGCTCCTAACATATCACCTATACCTCCAAAGATCAAATTACCTATAGTCTTAAAGAATGCACCAGGACCACTAAAATCAATACCTAGGTCAGTCAAAAACGATGAAATCCCTCCTTCATCTTTACTAGCATTCATAGAAGATAAGAATTTTAAAAACATACCTACAAATGGTA